GGTGGTGGAAACAACGAGGGGCTGGAAGGTGCCCGAGGTTGCGGTGTTAGTAGTGGTGATGGTATTGCCGGTCTCGGTGCTGTTAAGCGTACCGACAAAAGAACCTTCAAAACCGTTGTCCGACTTTACCGGACCAGAGAAAGTTGTGCGACTCATCGCATGCTCCTTGTGTTGTAGCACTATGCCCGTAAGTCTCTACAAAGTCTGCTAGGTCAGTCGTACGGGCTGGGTTTCCTAGATGGTTTGTTTATACTAGTTCTTTAAGGGGAATGCAAGGGCCATGCTGTCGTCTGGAAGTGCGTTTGATTTCATCAAGTTCTCCTTCTGTGTAACAACCCTTAGATTCCAAGGAACGTGAAGTCCACAGACGGTTTCTGACCTAAGCGGATAAATGTGGTCAACTACGTATTGTTCTCCAGTAGTCTGACTCATCGTTATGGCTATTTGGTAAAGCTGCCGTATATCAGACTTTTGTTTGCGTGATAGCCACGGTGGCGTGGCTTCTCTGTGCTTACGTCGGCGCGCTTTGGTGTCGGCGCGGGTCCAAACCCCGTTTCGCTCCTTCCAAGCTTTTTGATATGCTCTTTTGAGGTGTATAGGCTGGGCATACGCAGAAGCTACTACTTTGTCTTTATTCTGATGATACCAAGCATGCTTAGCTTCTTTAACTTCCTCCCGCTGGTTGTACTCTCTGAAGTACTCCTCACGTTTACTAGCGGCTTGTTGCCACTCCGCTTTTAAGCATTCAACGCATGCACCCTTAGTTTTACGCGGGGCTATATGGCCGTGCTTACACGGCTCTCCTGTGAAGTAATACTTAGTCCCAAGTTCTTTAGCTTCTTTGCGCGTCTTCGGTAGGTCTTGGATATCCATACATTTTCCTGTGAGACTTAGTAACAGGTAATGTACTTGGACTCGTCTTGAAAGTCAAGAAAAAACTAAGGGGGCCGAAGCCCCCTCTGAAACCCTTGAAAATACTGGGTTTTTATTACGCGCCGGGCGAGCCAAACATGCCCAGTGGGTCCGACCACCCAAAAGAATAGCGCTCACGGGCCTTGTAACGAACGTTACCGGTGTCGAAGTCTCCATCCATTGACGTAGCCAGCGGCGTACGAACGAAGTGCTTCAGACCATTCGGAACGTCGGTCGTCAGGAACCAAGCGTTGTTGTCGGTCAGGAAGTGGTTGACGCCGTAGCCTTCCGGAATCGAACCGTTGCTCTTCAGAGCGTTGATGTCGTTGTCAGCGGTAGCGACACGGAGTTCGGTTTCCAGCAGACGGGTAGCAACGAACATCAGGCTCGGCGGAACAATCAGCTTACGTGGCTTAGCGGCAATCAGCAGACCACGTTCATCCGTCCACGCAGCGATTTGAATGACCGCAGCTTCAAGCGACGTTTCATTCAGGTCAGCGGCGACAACCGGGGTGTTGCTGTTGACACCACCAGAAATCAGAGGGTGCGAGGCCGAGAACAGAGCAACGCCGTCACCGCCAACATATTGCGACGAGAAGCCGTTGTTCAGAACCGCAGCAGCCTTGACTTGCTTGGTGTAAGCCATAGCACGGGCGAGAGCCTTGGTATAACGAGCCGACAGGGTGTCGTACAGGTTGTCTTCCACTGCTTCTTCCGTGAGCGAGAAACCGAGAGCGATGGTCTCGTGGTTGTAACGAGCAGTCCAAGCTTCTTGCGCATTGTCGTACGCGATGGCTTGACCTTCGTTCTTCACCGGAGCAGCCGAGAAGCCCGACAGCTTGGTTTCTTCTTCAAAGGAACGTTCCGAGGTTTCGGTCTCGTAGATTTCCTTGTGTTCCTCGCCGTAGCGAGAGTACTCCATACCGAACAGCGCGTTCAGGCCGGGCAGGAGTTCCTTAAGTAGCTGGGCACGAGAAATTGCCATGATTAACTCCTATCAGGTAGCGACGGCAGCGCCGGTCGAGTTGTAGTACGAATGCCAACCGTGGTTGAACTTGACCAGAACTTCCGGAGCACCGGCGAAGGTCAGAGTAACAGACGTAAGGTTAGCGGCCACCGACAGGGTCAGGGTCGTACCAGAGATGGACACCACATAGGTACCAGCAGTAACGCCGGTGCCGGTGACACTCATGTACGGCTTGATAGCAGTGTTAGCTGCGGTCAGAGTGACAGTGGTGCTAGAACCGCTGGTGCTACCAACCGAGGTCGTGGTTTGCGCCGTATCCGGAACAAGACCGACAACGCGAACGATGGTGTTAGTAGCAGCCGGGGCTTGACCGCCGATGGCAACAAGAGCGTCACCAGTGGTAGTCGAACCGCCGTTCTGGATGAGGGCAGCGTTCTTGCCAACAGCCCATTGACCCAGAGCAGCAACGGTTTGACCGGTGTTGCAGATAACAGCCTTGAACACGGTATCCGGGTCATCGCAAACATAAGCGACAGCGTCCGAAGCAACCGTACCGGCAGGCCAGTATTGGGCACGAATCTTTTGATTAGTGCCGGGATTGGTGTATTCAACACCAAGGAAAACACCAACGATGCCCGCTAGAGGGGAAGTACCGGTGGTGGTGGGGTTTACAATCAGAGTGCCATCCGTCGTCAGTTGCACAACTTGGCCGTTAAACAGGCTGGTGTTGTAACCACTAGCAATCGGAAACATGCGGGTCGAACCCGCGAACACCTGACCACCGATTAGATTAATCGGCTGAAGCCCGTAGGGCTTGTCAACAGTCGGGTAAGCCATTTATAGCTCCTTATTTAGTTCCATTACCAAATCCGCCGCCTCTGCTAGTGGTAGACCGCTTCTCACTAAACATCGGCATGCGGGGGTCGTTGTTACGTAAGTAACTGTTGTCCACAGATTCCATCTGCGCTTGCGCGTGATTTTCGTAATATTGGTTACGGGCCTCAACACGGTCAGACGGCATCTTGCACAACATCAATCCGCCAAGCTCCACATTGCCATTCTGATTCGGGGCGAGTTGCAGTTCGGGGTGGTCTTCGGCTCGGACTGGTTCCCATCCTTCACGCATCTTCTTCGACACGTTGGACGGGTCAGCCTGACCTAGAACCGCCGTTGCAATCCACCGGAAAGAGTAGCCGGGTTGCGGAGTGGGTACGGGCAGTGTGCTAGGTGGAACATACACTGCACGAGTAGTAGTGGCGCGGGTTTCAATATCGCGGGGAGTGCGGGTCATGTTATTTCTCCAGAGTCTTGACGTACGCTTCTGCGTACTGCTTGGGGGTAAGGCCAAACTTCTTAGCGAGGGCTAGCTGAGTTGTAGTCAACTGGACCTTTTTACCGCCAGAAGCCCGAGAAGCCGATGCTACGACAGTAGCGGGCTTTTTAGCCTGTGTTGCAGCTTTAGCTGTTTCCCCAAATACCGTTGGAAAAACTTCCCGCATGCGGGCGTCAATTCGCCCGAAGTATCCATCTGGATTAGTCTTGGGGTCTATCCCTTGATTAATCAGCTTTTGATGCAGCCCAAGAGCAAAACTAGTTAGCTCTTCGTATCCCGGAGTGCCGAACCACTGGTTTTTTTGCTGCCAGCGCAGAGTACGGTCGTCAAGCTGCGGGGGTTGTACGGCTGTTTGCTCACTATATACTTGAGTATTTTCTGTTTGTAAAGGGGTAGGATTAAAACTCTTAGCTTGCTCAAACCGCATCTTGGCATCAGACAGCGCTTCTTGTGCAGCCAGAATCTCATCCGTGTCGTAACTTTCCTGCGCCGCCTTGAACTTATCACGCGCAAGTTGAAGCTCCATCTCGGACTTAGCCTTGAGTACTTCAGCGTAGGTCTTGTGCCCACTATCTACGTATGCCTTGAGACGCTTGTTCTCTTCAAGGATTTGCTGTGCAAGACGCAGAGCTTCTTCCTTTTCTCGATGAGCCGCCTCCTTGGCTCGCCGCTCGTCATGACGAGCATGCGTCAATTCTTTAATACGGGTCTTTACCTTGTCACCGTATTGCTCAATCTCGTCATCCGTAGGGTCATCCACGTCCTTTGCAAGAGGCTTGCGACCACGGTCTTCTTCGGGGGTGTCGTCAACTACTTCAAGCTCAACGTCCTCTTCCGCATCAAAGTCAACCTGAAGCTCCTCATCTTCGGGAGTCCCTACATCTTCGTATTCGTAATTATCCTGTTCGCTCATTTGTTACTCCTTACGCACGGGTAATACCGCGAGGGTCTTGAACAACCGCCTCAATCTGGTCGTCATTAAGCAGGCGGAATTCTTTACTGTGAATCTTGAAACGTGTACCCGAATAGGCACGGACCAAAACAAAATCACCCTCTGCACACCAAGGACCGGCGGGGAACTTGCGGTCGTCTTTATATGCGTCGGGGCCTAGTGCTATTACGAAAAGAACTGTCGTAGCGTGTTCTTCCAGTTTTGCAAGACTGTCCGGACGGTAGAGGCTAGTGCCGTCAAACTTCTCGTCAATCGCTGGTACAGCGCACAGAACTTTCCAGCCAGTAGGTTCAGGAAGTTGGCGAGCCTTTTCTTCATTGGTGTACTCCGGTTCTTGTTGCACTTCATCTATCGAATTTTCATTCGTCATCGTCTTCGTCTTTCTCTTTTGCGAGGTCGATTAGCAACCGCTCTGCAAGGGCCAAGCCTCGTATCACCCCACACAGTTCTTTGTAAGCAGCAAAATCAGCACAGACACCGGTTGCAACATCGTCTGCGTAGTTATTCATTTCCTTGCGCAAATACTCATGAAAGAGTTTTACGTTTACGTAGTCGTTCACTTATTAGTTCCTTTAGCGGCGTTAAGGCCGAGTTTTGTGCCTTCAACAAACTGCTTTGTTTCTACTTCCCGAGTCTTTTGCACAGTGTCACTACTAATCTTCATGCCCTTGGCAAACAACTCGCCCTCTACTTTCTGACGCTCAATCTCAATGCGTTGTTGCTCAAGCTGAACGTCAGCCATTGCTTTCTGTTCCTTCATCGACTGCTCCCGCGACTTGATTTCAAGTTCTTGCTGTTGCAACTGGATGAGCGGGTCGTTAGCCATCTGCTGCTGTTGTGCGGCGGCTTCTTGTTGAGCGACTTGGCCTTGGCTTTCCTGAAGAACAATCGGAGCAGCCTGCGCAACCAAACGGGACAACTGCACTTCAACTTCAGGCGACATCTCTTCATCGGGCATCGGCAGGTCAACACCCATCGCTTGCTCAATTTTTGTGCGATATGCAAACCCAACATGCTCTGCGATGTGCGCAGTCATAGCCGCCATGATTTGATTTGCCTGTGGGTTCTGCCCAATCATCTGCTGAATAAGCGGGTCCTGCATGGCTGACATGTGTACCTTGATGTGCGCTTCGTGGTCTTGATACAAAAACGCTTTGACGGGCTTACCCTTGATAACTGCCATGTTCTCGCTGACAGGGTCACGCGGCTTCTGGTCGTCGGTATTCGGCACCAGCTTACTAGCATCCTTGATTCCAAGAACTTCAAGCATCTGACGGTGCAGAGCGGGAAGGTCGTAAATCTGCGGTGCTTGCGAGGCAAGCTGAATAGCTGCCTGATACTGAACAACCCGCTGCGACATAGTCGCTGCATTGGGGTCACTTACCGGGATGATATCGACGTGGTTGTAGTCGCTCTTCTTGGCAGCAGGTGGCCCGTCAAGCGGTTCAAACGTGTACTCGTCGTCGGTGTAGTCCCGAATGATGGCAGCAAGGAGGCGAAGCTCCTGCTTGAACGCATAGTGCACCCGAGCCTGAACGGCAGACATCACCTTCAGCATCCGCTCCAGAATAGCCAGCGTCGTACCCACAGGAGCTTGAGCCGACATATCCGAGACCTTCATGTCCGCCGTAGCAGCGAAGCGGCGACCTTCATCGACAATCTTGTCCATCAACCCAGACAGAACAGCCGAAGGCTCCTTGTACGGCAACGGCAGGATGTTGTCCCTGATAGCGCCACTACCGACATCCACATCTCTAAACTCACCCGGAGCAATCGGAGTGTCGTCACCTTTAATACGGAGGCCCCGCGACTTCAAACCGCCCGGCAGATTGGAGAGAGTCCCCGCATCCACCAGTTGACGCATGATGGACGTAGCGCTCTTGGCGTAACCCCCGATAAGATGGAACAGACCGAAGCCGTACGCACCGAAGCCGGGGATGTACTGATAATGCACAAAATGCTGGCGCTTGAGCTTGAGCGGGTCTTCTTCCTTCCAGTTGCGACGCACTGCAAGAATCTCATTACTACCACGCAGCATCGTCACCACATACGGCAGGCCAACGCCAGTCTTCTCACCGTCGTCATCAACATCTTCATAGCCCGGCAGGTCGAGGTCTACGTGGCACTCATACAACTCATAGCGGTCATCGTAGTTAGCCGAGAAGCCGGTCTCTTCATCCTTACGCTTGGTAATCTCATCCTTGAATTTTGAAGGTTCGCCTAGTTCAACGTCCCTATAAAATCCCGCTACTTGAAGTTTAAGAATCTCGTTCTTGGTCTTACGCATGCGGTGCGTAACACGCGGGCAGGTACTCAGTTCAGTCGTGCCGTACGGCAGGATGATGTCTTCAGCAGGCACAAACAAAGATACTTGGCGCTCAAGGCTGGGGTCGAAGTAGACCTTCTTGAAAGCCGAACCCGTAGCCGGGAGGCTCCACAACATGCGCTCATGTTCAGGACGGAACTCAGTCATCTTCTCCGTCAACTGGTAGTTCATATCTTCTTCAACGCGCTGGGCTGCGTCCAGCTTCTCAGGCGTCTGCTTACCGATAATCTGCGTCTTGACGGGACCCTTTGCCGGGAACGTCTCCATGATGGTCTCAGACTGGAAGCGCACAACTGCTTCCGTAATCATCGGGTGGAACACCCCGCACGCACCAGACCACGGCTCCGTACGTTCCTCGTATTTCAGACCAAGCAGAGTCAGACCTTCCTTGTATGCATCTTCCCAGTCTTTGCGGGAGGAGAGGTCGTTGTCGATGTCGTTAGCTAGGTCGTTGGCAAGAGACTGTAGTGCGCCTTCACCAATCTCGTCAGCCAAGTTCTCGTAGAACTCACCGGCTTCTTCAAACTCTTCTTCAGGTTCTTCAAAACCAATCTCAGCCTCAATAACTTCAATCTCGATAGGCTCTTCGCCCATCTCGTCGGCAAGTTCCTCGATACCCTTGGGGGTCTGGTACAAAGATTTATCAACAGCCATGTTTAGTCCTTAGTAGTAGGCCGCACGTCTGCGTGCTTGGTAAAGGTAGTTGTTCTCCCGCTCATCGGAATCCAAACTGATGAACCCTCCTTGGCGGTACCGCAGGAGCGCCTGCGTTGTCGTATCCACATAGTCGTCATGCTCGCCTACAGGGAACGATGCAATTTCTTCGATTACTTCTCTAGCCCAGCGGGTATCTGGTGCCCACACTTTACCAGACGCAAATAAATCAGAAACCGCATTTACCCGTGCAATCTTATCGTTACCTCGACTCGGGGTAAACTCCTGAACTGGAATCCCCATACGCCTAAGTTCTTGAATCAGCGGCGCTCCTGCGGCTTTCTTTTCCACGATAAACGCATCTGGGTTCCAATCTTTGTAATGCTTGAGCGCTACTTCTTTCAGTTCCGGGAACGCCATCCGGTCTTTGAACGCATCAAGCAGAATTAAGTTTGGGCTGTTCCCATCTTCCTCGTTATACCAAACACCCCACGTAGTACAGGCGCTGTAGTCAGATGTAGACTTTGTATCGTGCGCCGTATCCCAAGACTGAATCACGTAGTCACATGAGGGCGGGTCGTCGCTAGGCCAGATTTGCCAAGACTTGCGGGAGATATAAGAAGCGCTATCAGCCGTAGGCTGCTGCATGTACTGTGCATTCCAGAACCGGGGGTCCATGTTTGCGCGCTTGGAACGCAGGGCTTCCAGACTCCACTGCTCAGGCCAAAGACTTTTTTCTTTCTCGGTGTCTTGGTGCAGGATTGCCGGTAGCTCTACTATCTCCCACTGGTCGGCGTCGGGGTTCTTGGTCTGGAAATCAATCAGCTTCCCTGTCAGGTCGAGCAGACTCCAACGAGTCATGATTACAACTATCGCACCACCCGGCATCAGACGCTGCAACGGACCAGTCTGGAACCATGACCACGCATTCTCGAACGTAGCCTTGCTGTTAGCTTTTATGTCTTGTTCAGAATGTGGGTCGTCAATAACAAACAAATCAGCGCCGCGACCAGCCAGCGCACCGCCCACACCCACAGCATAATACTGACCGCCTTTAGCCGTACTCCACTTACCAGCGGCTTTCTGGTCTGACGCAACTTGCGTAGCTGGGAATATCGTTTTGTACTCATCGCTATCAATCAGGTTTCTAATTCTTCGGCCAAAGTCTTCGGACAGACTGGCGGTGTGGGTACCCATAATAATCTTCTTCTCGGGGAATTGCCCTAAAAAGAAAGCAGGGAACAGGTACGAAGAGAACTCAGACTTACCCATACGAGGGGCGATGTTGATGATGACCCGCTTTTTCTTACCTGCGATAACGTCGCTGAATATCTTTGCCAGCTTTCTGTGCTGGGGGCCTTCCTTAAAACCGGGGTACACGGCGCGTGCAAACGCGAGCATGGATGTTTGGGACTTGTTAAGAGTGTAGCGGCGTTCTTTCTCTTCCAAATCTTCCAGCAGTTCGGCTTTTTCTTCCGGTGACATCAACGGCAACGCCGCTTGTATGGCAGCTAGCTCGGCTTCGCTCAGGAATTTCATTCCTCTTCCTCGTCTTTGACGGGTATTTCTTCTTTTGGCGTGATGTCGATGACATCCCCGACTCCATATTTAGCCAACTTCTCTTTGATGCGGGCGTCGAGTTCCTCGTCTTTCATCTCAGTCTTCTTAACTTCGATTCTTTCTGTAAACAACGCGACTTCCGTTACTTTACCAAGTAACTCCAAGGCTTTTAGCCTTACTTTTGCATCTGGGTGTTGGGTCTCTTCGAGTAGTTGAGCCACTGTGTAACCACGTATTTCTTTCGCCTGCTGGACAAATTGCCAGTCAAACTCAGTCAACATGGCTACATGCTTCTGTACGGCGGCGGGGGTCTTAAGATTCAGGAGTTTTTGCTTTTGCTTGTCGGGCGGTAGGGTAAGAGCGCTACTAAATGCGTCTCGTGCGGCCTGTGATTCGGCTTTGCTGATGATTTCTTCGTCGTCTACACACCCCAATTCTTTCAACCAATCCAAAGTAGCAACCTGCGCATCGACAATCTCGTGCGGTTCGGCGTCTTTAATGGGGGTAAACGGGGCGTCGCCTGCAATTATTGCGGGGGTGTGTGCTTCCTGCGTAAGCAGGTGTTCAAAAAATTTCATTATGTTTGTGTTACGCGCTTGATTAGCGATGGTTTTTAGTTTATTGTGCTTTTGTGTCTAGCGCAAGCGTTTTGACACGTACCTCTCCTTGCATCACCTTCGCTTTTTCCCAAGCGCCCCCAGACGGACTGTCCTCTGGGGGATTTTTTTGTCCGTGATGTTCGTTGTAGTGGTGTATCCGGTGGCAGTTGGCGCAGAGAACTATGCACTTCTCTTTGATTTCCTTGTATGCCGCAGTAAAGCGCTTGCTGTTTATGAGTTCGTTTACCTTTTGCTTGTCGGGGTCGTTGGGGTTTACGTGATGAAAGTCAATTATGGCGGGGTGTGCGGCTCCACAGTTAGCGCATGCTAGGGAGGCTTTGTAGTCGTGCCACTCTTTTTTCAATCGGTCGTTGTTGGCGCGTACTCGAATTATGTGTTTGGCTTTGTATTTTTCGTAGTGGGTAGAGGGCATATGTCTAAGATTTGACAAGAGGTGTGGGAATTTTATAGTAGTGGTGGGGAGTTGTGTTGGCGACAAGTTTACAGTGATTTTACAAAATGCGTTGTATGGCTGAGGAATAGTGCTTCATGGCTACGCGCAGCCTTGCCGCAAAACAGGGTGATGCCCCCCCGGTGGGGTTCGCCGCCCGAGCCTTCAAGCCCCTATCTGTGGTATACTATTAGTGCCGGGAAGCCCCGCAGTACAGGGCTTTGCCGGTTTTGTTGTTAACCTATCGGGTCAGATGACCCCATGAAAGGAAATGAAATGACCAAGCAAACCGTTGTTGCACTCGCCCCTGTCGCCAAGCCGGAGTTCGTGAAGGCTATCGCCACATTCTCCAAGGCTCGCACGGCTCTCGCAGAAGCTCTCAAGGGCGCGGAACGTCAGGACGTTGTTGCTGCTGTTGGCAAAGTTACTGGCTGCGCGCTCAAGCAGGCCGTTGGTGGCAAGGCTCTCACGCCGTGGGTTCTGGATTCGGCCCACGCAAACTATGAAGGGGCCAAGACGTTGTTGCGTGATGTGCTCGCTCAGTTGAAGGGCGAGGTTTCCCGTGGTACGAGGCAAGGCCGCAAGGCGGCCAACAAGGTTGTGAAGGTGGAAGATGTTGTGTCGATGTACCTTGAACTGGACGCGAAGGGTCGTGCTGCGTTCCGCAAGTTGGCGAAGTTGCAAATCGCCAAGTAAGTTTTGACAGTTGTTGCATGGCCGCGCAGGGGGGGGAACTCTCTGCGCGGTTTTCTTTTGTGTCTATCGGGTCACATGACCCCATAACTTCTTTGGAGGATGGTATGAAAACTGAAAGTTTTGCAGATGTGGCAGTACTCGTGGTCTGCGTCGCTGGCGCAGCCTTCATCGTGGGCCTTCAGTACGGCCTGAGCCTTATTGGTTGTGGGGGTTGAGATGAAGACTGTGTGGATGCTGCGCATTACAGAACCGTGGCTAGGGTTCAAGGCGTTCGATTCGCTTGCGGGGCTTCTCGCGGAGGTTGAGATGGTCAAGCGTGAGAACCCCGAAGTCATGGTGGAGTTTTCCGTGGAGGAAATGCCTTTGCTTGATTAATCCGGCGAAACCCCCGCGAGGGGGTCGTGCTGTGGCACAGCACCTGATGAGCCTATGCCGTCTAGCCAACGACATTTATGGGAGAACCATGTGAAAACTCTTAACCGGCAACTCAAGGACGCGCTGCGTCCAGTACGCAAGGAACTGCGTGAAATACCCAAGCGTGTTCGTGTCGCCCAGACTCGTGAAGCGGAAGCCGACGAGTGGATTGGTTTCATTGGGCGTAACACTGACATCACCCCCCTCCGTCTCAAGAAGTAAACCTATGGGGTCACATGACCCCATGAAAGGAGCAAGCATGACCATCCTGTATTCACCGAAGTACGACGCTTTATACGATGCCGAGACAGGCCAGTGGACTGAGCCTGAATGCGGTGACCCAACCTGCGAATTCTGCGCACACCGCCCGACGAGCATGCCTGTCAACAACATCAACGAGGAGGATACCCAAGCATGAGAACCATCATCATCAACATCAAGCAAGACAGTTTCAAGGAACTGGCTCGCAACACCGACCACATCGACCTGACAGAAGCGTTGGGCTACCTATCCCTTTGGGGTATCACAGACAATGTTTTCGATACGGTCAACATCTACCTCGACCACCACTCCGACACCGACCTCATCGTTCGTTACACCAGTTCAACCAACCCCAATGCTTCCTACACGATGGGCGCAATCTGGCGTGACGAAGACCACAAGTTCACCTTCCATTCCTAACATAACAGGGAGAACCAAGCATGGAAATCACAACCATCAACATCACCCCCAAGTGGGTTGACCTAGTGCCGCTGCTCGTCGAATTGGCGCAAAGGAAGAACCCCGAATCCCGCAAGGTTGTGCTTGAGAACATCTACCGCATGGCCGAAGGCGCGGACAAGTGGAACGCCCACGTGAAAAGCCTGAATGGGGGCAACTAAAAAGAAAAAAACCAGTATCTACCCAACTGCTCAATTTTTGAGCGATTTCGACACCATATCCGAAATCATCGGCGGGTAGACGTTCCTAGACCGACGCTAAGCCAGTGTTTGCGGGGCTTCTTTGTTTTTCGTCCGTTTCTCTATATATATATATCTATAGTAGTAGTAGTAGTATGTATGTATATATGTATTCCCATAGATTTTTGTTTTTCTTTTTTTGTTTGTGTGTTTATTTCCAGAAACGTAGGATAGCCAAGGACGAAGAACCTAGAAGCCCCGTGTCTGCTGCCCCTCGTCCGTACCTAAAACGTCCAATTCCCGACTAGTACACTTGAGTTTTGTGGGAGATTGTACCGAGAACCCCGGAAGTGCTATGCTACCGATGGGGTCACATGACCCCTTGAACAAACCACAAACACAGGGGGTTCCAATGACTAGAGGCAAGATTACAACCGACTACAGCCTTACCGTACCCGAGCGCACCTTCTACACATGGGAGGAAACCGAGCGAATCAAGACGTACAAGGCACGCAACATGCTCCAAAACCGCATCAGGAACAGCAAAGAAAAAGCGAAGGATGCATACAGCCTAACCCTAACCGCCATCGACAAAGCATGGAGCAAGCACGGGTTCACCGACCTGACCACAAAAAAACTAAAAGAGATTCTTGTTGCTGCCGCCAAGGATGTGGGTTGGTACAGAACCGAAAAAGTCTACGTGCAATGCAAGCCCAAACAGCCGGATGACCCGAACCTCAAGACCTGCCCGACCTGCCTTGAAACCAAACCCCTCTCGCACTTCACACGCAAACCATCCAAGCAACTGGCTCGCAAGTACGGATGGCGCGAAGACACAACGATTAAGACCCTGCACATCAAGTGCAACGTATGCGCAAGCATCAAAAGGAACTCTCTCGCAGCAAAGATAACAACCCCGACCATCGCCGCACTGCGCCAACAAATCACAGAGAAACTACAGGTGACACGGAAGATGCCGGACTCCCTGTACAGGGAAAGAAAGATTGAGTTGTTGCTGCAATGCCGCTTGAAAGTCGAAGACTACCTAGCCCGTGGTGTGCGCGGCCCTGACAGGTGGGAGATGATGCTCAGCAAAGACGAGCGCAACGAGTTGGAAACCCTGCATCGCAGGGTGCATTGGCTCCGCAGGGTACCTGCGGTTTTTTAGTTGGGGACACGATGTCCCCGAAGGGAGAGTGAGATGAACGTAGAAAGCGCAATCGTGGCCGTGCTGTTGTTCAGCCTGAGCCTGTGGTGTGCTGTTGTGTTTGTAGATGTGTTCATGGCCGCGCTGTTCTGGCTGTTGGGCGTGTTGGTCTGCGTCGCTGGTGTTATGAGAGGAGAGTGAAGATGAATGAAGCGCAAGTGAAACAGGTAGTGGATGAGATGATGGACATGCTTTTCAGTGAACTCGAAAGGCAAGAACGTGAGGTTGAGCAGTTGATGCAGGAACAAAACGAGGAGAACAAAGATGCATAAGACATACCTAGAAGCAATGAACCCCCCGCGCAAGGCGCACCGTTACGCGCTAGAGAAGGCGGGGAAAGAAGAAGGCGCTATCGACTGGGTGTACACGCACAACGACTGGACTTCCCTCAAAGCCGGAGACACGGGCGACGAGATGCTTGTTACAGTGCGGATAAAAATCTCGAAGGACACGTACCTCAGACACAAGAAAGTCTACGAGCGCATGCAGAAAGCACGACTAGCCAAGGAGAACAAAGATGCCACATAAGAAGTTCCAACCCGCAGTACACCCCAACGCTCCGCTTACATACATAGAGAAGAAGGCATTGAAGGACGATGCCAAGAAGCGAGCGAAGTCAATCACCGCCAACCATGAGGTGTACAAGACGCACATCGAACGCAGGGTAGGTCCGCTGTTTGCTTGGCGGGATTTTATGGGGTCAGATGACCCGAAGGGAGAGTGAGATGAATGAGAAGTTTTTTAGTGAGCACAGACCCCACGACTACCGCCTACCCCGCTCGATGCGAGAGGCTTATGGATATGAACCCGTTCTCTACGAGGAGGAGAGAAAAAAGTTTGAGTTGAACCCTGTTGTAGCAGTGCTTTGTGTAGTAGCATGGCTGACCGCTCTGTACTGGGCAGTCTTGTTTGTTGTTAGAACGCTTTAATTTATGGGGACACCGTGTCCCCGAGAGGAGTTTATATGTCAGCACTATATCAAGACCGTTGGGACAAACTCACGCTCCAACAACGCATCCAAGCGATTGGCAACGACACCCTCAAGCACCCGCATTTCTGTCGCCTTGGTGGTGTGCTTGTGCATGGTCAAATCTTTTTGGATGACAGCGTACCCACCGCATGCACTAACGGGAAAGACATCAAGGTCGGACCCGCTTTCTTCGCACCCCTCAACCGCAAGCAAGCACGGTACTTGTTATTTCACGAACTTCTACACAAGTTTCTCAAGCACCACATGCCTGCGTACCGCAGCATATGTATCAAGTACCCCGACCTGTCCAACATGTCTATGGACTTCGTAATCAACTGGCTCATCGAGACAACACCGGGGGCTGCGCAGTTTGTAGAACGTCCTCCGGGTGGTGCCTTGGTTGACGCTCGCTTCGCCGGTATGTCTTGGATGGAGGTGCTGAAGGAACTGCTCAACATGCAGAACCCCAACAAACCCAACGGCAGTAACCCCAACCCTAACGGCAAGCCAAGCAACGGGTCACCTGACCCCAACGCCAAGCAACAAGAGGATGTGAAGGGTGGGCCTGCCATATCTGCACAGGACGCATTGGCAGGACAGGGTGGCTTCGATGAACACGACTTCCCTGACTTCAGCGACATGAGCCAAGATGAACTAGCAGAACTGGAGAAGAAACTCAACGATGCCATCGAGCAGGGCAACATCATGCACAAGAAAGCCCTAGCCAAACTTGGTAGCGGGGGTAGGTTCGACGCTATCGCTGCTGAGCGCATCACTGACTGGCGTGGGCCGATGCAGGACTTCTTTACCGATGCATGCCAAGGCGACGACGAGGGTACGTTCGCCCCACCCAACCGCAGGTTCCAACCGCTAGACCTGCTCATGCCATCCCTGTATTCCAATTCCATGCCCGAGTTGGTGGTGGCCGGTGATACGTCAGGTTCGATGGGTCCGGTGTACCCCGTGCTCTTTGGTGAGGTAGCCAACATCCTGCGAACCGTCAAGCCGTCCAAGGTACACGTGCTGTGGTGGGATACCGAGGTCGCTGCTGCGCAGACGTTTGATGAAAGTAATTATGACGATATAGCAGGCTTGCTTGCACCGGCAGGGGGTGGGGGTACATCACCGCAGTGCGTCCTCGACTACATCGCTGCCAACAACATCGACCCTGCTGCAATCGTATGGCTAACCGATGGATACATCGACACTCTCAAGACTCAGCCGTCTTGTCCGTCCCTCTGGGGCGTACTTGATAACGAGCGCTTCACCCCACCCTTCGGCAAGGTGGTCCATGTAAGTAGTGTTAATCTCTAAAACCAAAGGAGAATGTTATGAACTTGAACGACAGCAACATCGCCATCGACATCCCGCGTTACAACCTCGACACCTGCTCCATGCTTGTGGAGTTCAATGCATCGGTGTGGACAGCCCGTAAACTCGACAAGGGTACAACGGCTGAGGTGCAGACTGCCAAGGGTGCCAAGGCTAAAAACGCAGCGCGTGTGAACAAGCACCTGCTCGCAGGTACTTCGGAGTTGGACAGCATCATCTCGTTCACGCAGAAGGTTCGGGAGTATGTGACAGCCAACACCGTGCCGTGGTCAGACCGTGGTATGCGCTTGCTCCCCACCGCCAGGTTCATTGAGTTCGACACGGCGATGAAAGAGTTTGAGGATACGTTCGCGCAGATGGTCAACGACTTCATTCATATCTACCCGAGTCTCATCACGGCACAGGCTATGGCATTGGGTGCACTGTTCAACCGCGCAGAGTTTCCTGATGTCGCCGACATCGCACGTAGGTTTGCGTTCAAGGTGACGTATCTGCCGTTGCCTACTGCGGGTGACTTCCGTGTTGATGTGGGTGTGGCAGCGCAGGAAGAACTCAAGGCTAGGCTGAATGAGGTGTACGCCAAGCGCATCGAGGTGGCAGTAGCGGATGTGCGTGAGCGGTTGACTGGTGCGGTTACCCATCTGGCTGAGCAGTTGACGGTTGACTATGTGGGTAACGAGGCCAAGCCGCGCAGGTTCTATGAGTCCACGCTCGAAGCGGCAAAGAGTCTGTGCGAACTGGTGCCTGCACTCAACATCACAGGCGACCCCAAGATTGAAGAAGTACGCGCAGAGTTGGAGCGCATTGTCGGGGGTATCCATGTCGAGACAGTACGCAACGACTACCCCGCACGTGAGGAGTTGAAGAAAGAGATGGACGACTTGGTTGCACGGTTGGATTTTTAGTAGTAAGGTTTGGGACTGCGCTTCGGCGCAGTTCCTTTCGGGGACACCGTGTCCCTTTGTTGTTGTGTTGTTTCTTTTCTCTAAGGAGGTATCACCATGTATGCAAACCCCAACACCCCGTTCCTTTCGATGGAAGAAATCGTCAAGGCCATCAAGGCTATCGGGCACAAGCGCACCATCCTCATCTCTGGTGAGAACGGCATCGGTAAGACCGCTATCTACCATGCGCTACGTAAGGACCCCGACTACAAGGATTACTTCTTCTCAGTTCCTGTAGTTGCACCCGAGTTGAGCGATGGTTCGGTGTGGATGCCTGACCTTGACCGTGAGAACGGTGTCTCCCGTGAGTTACCCAACGAGCGGTTCGGTGTCAGCAAGCACAACCAGTACGGTGTACCCAACAGCAAACCTGTTGCCATCTTCATCGACGAGTTGTTCAAGGCACCGCAGCGCATCCAGCAGTATCTTTCGCCTATCGTGTATGACCGGCAGATTGGACCCTTCAAGTTCCCCGAGGGCAGCATCACCATCACCGCTACAAACCTTGGTGTCGAGGGTCTTGGCGATGTATCCAAACCGCATATGCGCAACCGTCTTGTCCAGATGTACATGCGCAAACCCACCGCAGCGGAGTGGCACAAGTGGGGTGTCGATAACAACATCCACCCCTTCATCCTTGCCTCTCTTAACCCAGAGCGCGGTGAGCATACCGAGGTGTTTGATTCGTTCCTCGACTATGAGAAGGGTGGTAAGTTTGAGGGTCGGGAGTTGGCGAAAGACAACCCCATGATTTTCAACCCGCGTGACCCGTCGCAACTTGCGTATGTAACCCCTCGTTCGCTGCATGCAGCAAGCGATATTCTCTGGGCATCGAAGGGTCTCAGCGCCGTAACTCTTGATGCCATGCTTACTGGTGTCGTGGGTGCGGTGTATGCCAACAAACTTGGTGCGTATGTGCGACTGGGTGCAAGCATTACCCCGTTCGATGCAATCATCGCCGACCCCGACAAGGCAGCAATCCATGATGACCCGATGGTGCAGGTGGTGCAGGTCAGCATGCTAGTCAGCAAGGCTCAAGACCGTATGCAGGCTGAGAAGGTTTGCCGGTACGTGTCCCGTATGCGCAGCGAGATGCAGACCATGTTTGTTGGTAGCGTGAACGACAGTAAGTTTGTTGGTTTGTACCTGACTGTCGCAGCGTATGCAGCCATGCTCAAGGAGCATCGTGAGTTGATGTAAGCAGTAAGTTTTGGGGGCTTCGGCCCCCATCTTTCGGGTCATGTGACCCTTTTAAATAGGAGGTATCTACTATGTGTGTATGCACTATTACCCCGCAGCAAATGGAACTCGACCTCGCTCATACCCTCAAGACCCCGAGCGTAGCCGCCCAACCCAACGACCTGTTCATGCCAACTGAGGAGAACTTCAAGGCAGCAGTAGATGTGGTGTTGCAAGAAGCCGTGTGGTTCAAGGAGTGGGCTGAAAGGCTTATCGATGCGGAAGTTAATGAATCCTTACAGCAGTACATAGAAGAGGACGTAGACCACTACTTCCGTAACTTCGATGCATCCGACCACTTTGATATTGATGAGGCGGTTGAACGTGTCCTTAACAACTACGACTTCGATGATGAGATTGAATCGCATGTAGACAACTGGCTGTGCAACAACCTAGAAGTAGACGATGCCGTGAAGGATGCGGTGAGTGAGTACTTTGATGACAACGTGGATGTGGATGAGGTAGCCAAGCAAAATCTCTTGGAGATTCTCAAGGACTCTGAATTCATCGAAGCACTAGCAGCAGAGATGCTGCGCCAACAACAGCAGGCACAGCCTGCACAAACCCAAGGAGATAGCAATGACCAAGTGTGAAGAACTTCTGACCATCGCAAAGCAATGGGACGGATACGCAACAACGCACCGGCTCAACCCCACCAACGGCAAGACATACAAGCGAGCACATGCAGACTTCCTTGCCGGTGTATTCGCAGGGTATGAGGCACTCGACACCGACCCTCCGCAGGGTCTTGTTATTTACTTTGCCACGGGCCGTGACCTGATGGACCTGATTGGAGGTACTGAGAATGGAAACGATTGAAGATAAAGTAGAACGCGCACATAGAAACGCAGACTACAAAGCGATAGCAGATAGCATCATCGCAGAAGCCAAGACCCAAGCCCCCGAAAGGGGGTTTGAAATAGACAGGGTTTTCTACAGCGGTTTCCATAGCCAATTTGATGGTGCTTCTTGGGTTGGGGTACTACGTCCCGCTGCCTACATTGAGTGGAAGTTAGAGAACGGCGGCATCGAAGGCATAGACAACGGGACGCTGGAAGTTATGTTCTGGTTGTTCCATGCCGGTGTGTTCGACAACAAAGTGGAGATTACTTCTAACGGGTACTACACCCACGAAAAGACCATGACCATGAGCGACATCTACTGGACGTGCATGGGTAGCAACGACGTTGAGACTATGGGTAAGTGGGGTGGACCGTTCGAGCATACGCCAGTGAAAGAACTACTGAAAGCAACGGGTTGGTGTTGGGAAACCGAGTTGTATAACTACAATAACTACAACCGCCTGTGGGCACACATGCTCAACGATGCACAAGACTTTGCAAAGGATTTATACAAGCGCTTGGAGGACGCACACGAAGAAGTTTATTTTGATTGATTCTTTATGGACAACTGTCCACTTATATAGGAGATACCTATCATGGTTTTCACATGCCTCGTAGAAAAACTCCCCCACTTGATGTGCTTTGAACAAGCACAAAAGTTCTTCAACACAACCGCCCCCCTAAAAGGCAACGGCATGGCTAAAACCGAGCGACCCATGCACCCCGATAGAGGCGGCGCGTACAAGAAATACAGGGTAGGCGAAGTGACGGTTAGCGGACGCAAGGCGTACGACCTGATTCTTTTTGATACCCCAGTGGTCCGCTACTTTGAACCCAACCTCGACGGCACCCGCCACGTGAGCATCCGCTACTACAACTCATCATCAACAAAGAAGTTCGTGGACAGACATGGGTGGCGTAGCGGTAAGCGCTTCAACACCCCGGATGGGAGAGACGCTATCTTGTATCTCGCCCATTCCCCGCATCAACCCTCTGCTTTCCTTACCCTAGATAGCAACAACAAACTAATCCTTGACCGTTCATGGCACCTTTCTTTCTGTAAGTACTTTGCATCTGAGGAAGACAAGCAACAACGCAAGGACTTTAAGCGCATACTAGAGTCGCTGTTCGATGTGCTGTATGTACAAGAGCACGGGATACGGGAGCATGCTAGGGGTGATGGACTGTTAGCGGATTTCGTTCCTTACTACGGCAATGCTTCTACCGATGTGTCTAAGTATGTCAACGCTATTATGCATGGCCCCGATGCAGATGCGATGCTAGACCCAAACACGATTCCTACATTGCTGCGTCATGCGGGGAATGCTTTTGAGAGGGTGTGCGACAAAGAAGCGTGGAAACTCACAGATAAAGTTAAGTTTTCTGACTACTTCGAGCGTAATAAATGGAAGAAAAACAAGAAACTAGACCTTATTAGCACAGCCAATGTTAAGCCTGCCGTGATTAAAGTGCGTGATATGTTGTTGCGCAACGCGGGGTTCATGAATAGAAGCGACGTGATAGAGCTGCCGCAGTTCCCCGAACATGGGTACAAAGGCACGTTTTATAGATATGCCAAAAGAGATAGGTACACCGAGGAGTATTTGCTCGACCACTATAAGAAAGACTGATTGGAAGGGGAGCACATGCGCAGCGATAATGATAGGCCGTTCGCATTCGTTGTTCTGGATGAAGATGGGGAGCCGCTGCGCAAGTACCATACTAAGCGTGAGGCTCAGAGAAACTTGGGGGTTGGTATGCGGGTAGTTAAGTTGGATGTACCCAAGCCCCCAAGTATTTTTGAAGTTACTGAAGACGCAGTTTTTTAGGAGACACTATGCAACACATTCACCCCGAACTGTTTGATTACGCCCCGATGCTGTTGAAGATGGACAAGTTGGCTAAAGAATTGCATGAGGCTTGTCTACACAACAACTACACAGGTATCCCCAAGATGTGCAATGAGATGGTAGTTGAAGCAAGGTTGTTGAGAGCATGGGGTACAGACAGACTGGAGAAACTGAATGAACTCCCCGACGCAGCCTGAGTGCAGCAAGGTTCTTATTCTTTCTGAGGATGGTGATTGCTTGCAGGACGTAGATGTGTACAAGTTCTACGAGGGCAACACCAACCACACAAAACTTAAAGTTGAGACCCGCCGCGCTATGGTTGAGACGTACTATATAAGCACGAAATACAAGGAGCGAAGCATCATCAACGTGACCCCGGTAAAAATTATGACTGCCGGTAAAATCTTTGAGGTCATGGCGGATGTACGTACAGGTACGCTGTACCGCAAAACAGGGGAGTGCCTGTCATCTGATAGGAGGAGGGTAATAAAATGGGAGAAGTGAAGAAGAAAAACTACGGCGATAACGCAACAGCCATAACCGAGAAGTCTTATATGTACTACTTGAAGGCGCAGCCTTGGCTACCTCACTACCTAGATAAAGGAACTTTCGTAGCACCGGGAGGCGCAGAGAAAAAAGAAGTTGAGTTGGAGATTCTTGGTGCGGTCAAGAAAGAAGTGTTTCTGTGGCCGCGTTACTGGATGAACGAAAAGTCTAGGATGATGAGATGTATCAACTGAAAGTGGGTTGGGAAGTTATGCACACCCTGTATAACGCCGTGCTTAATGCGTATGGTGATACAGTTTACGACGACCCCGACAACGAGGACGAAGCAGCGCTGCTATTGGCTGCTAGGTTTGTGCTTGAAGGAGCAAGGAGTACCGTATCAGGCAGGACTTTTGGCGATGCACTTATGGGAGATGACGGTGAGTGAAGATAATTTGAGCAAGTGGGACGGGCACGGCGAACTCAAGCCCGAGGAAGAAGGCGAGTATCTGAAAGACTTGTGTGCGTATCTGCGCAATCAACAGACGCTAAGCGAACCTACAAAAAATGAAGACGGTGTCATGACTTGCGAAGTCGTGCCTGATGATGTTGCTGCCCATGTAGCAGATGTGATTGAAGAACTGTGGGAAAGACTGCAAGTTTGGGAGAGCGTGGGGTTTGAGTTCGACAGCCCCGAGGAACAGAAGGCTAGCCTACATGTATTGCTTGGCATCTACATGGGGGCAAAACATAGGCGAGACTCCAATGACTAATAAAGAAGCGGTTGAACTCGCCAAGAAAGCAAACATTGGCAGGGAAGTATTCGGGGAGTTTCTGTTCAACGAAGATGCGGGTGCGGATGAATTGATGAAGTTCGTGAAGTTGTTGGAAGAGAAACTTAAAACCGCACAAGCG